CAGCCTAGACGGCCGGCTGGTTGCATCCTTTGGCGTGCAGGATGCCGAGGCGTGGCTGATGACGATCACCGAGGAGGCGGCGTGGTCACTGTTGCGACCGGTTACTGCCGACTGAACAACGCCCACCGCAGCCACGCCCGCTACCTAGAGCTGGGCCGGCGGCTGGTGGGTCTGGGCCTGCCGACGCACGTTTTCTACGACGGCCGCCCGTCCGAGGTGTTGCCCACGCCAAACACCGTGACCAAGCCCGCCAGCCTGGCCGACTGCTGGCTGGCCGCCGCGGCCGCCAACTGCCAACCACCGCCGGGCACGCCTGCTAAAGACACCGTTGGATATTGCGTGGTTCAGCATCAAAAATCCGCCTGGATGGCGGTGGCTGCCGACGACGCCAAAACCGTGATCTGGATTGATTTCGGCATTTTCCACCTGTTTGGCCTGCGGGACGCGGCGATCCGCGAGATGGTCGCCAAAGTCGCCGCCAATCCGCCTGACCGAATCACGATTCCCGGCTGCTGGCCGATGCAGGGCCGCCCGCTGATCAACTGGCAGCAGCCCGCCTGGTACGTCTGCGGCGGCGTGGTAGTCATGCCGGCGGACCTGGCCGGCTGGTTTCACGATCGATGCGTGGACTATGCCACGTTGCAGATCGAAGCCAGCGGCCACGCCACCTGGGAGGTCAACACCTGGTCGGCGATTCTGCGGGATCACCCCGATCGGTTCAGCGTCTACGCCGCGGACCACGACGAATCGCTGTTTGCAAACTATGGAGGCTCGCCGCCGTGAAAGCCCTTTGCGTGACCGGGTTTGTGCCGAACGCCTTCCCAGCCAAACACCTGTCGACCGACCGCTGCCGCGAGCTGGGCGACGGCCTCAAGGCCGCTCTAGGCGACCGGCTGCACGCCTTCGACGAAGGCTGGGGCCTCGACGACTGCTGGGCCTACGAACTGCTGCGGGCCAACCCAGGCCTAATGCCGTCTTGTGCCAGCCCGCCGGGCGACCGGTTCCGCGAGCCGGCCGACATGACCCGCAGCAACATAGTTTTGTTGCAACGCTACGCTTGGATCGCCCGGGCCGCTGGCCATTTCCCCGACGTGGACGTGTTCGCGTGGGTCGAATACACCGTGCTGAAACAGCGTGGCGTCACGCCCGATGTGCTGGCCGGCTTTGCCGACGCCTTGGAGCGTTACCCGTGCGACGCCGTGACGCTGCCGGGCTGCTGGCAGAAATCGCCGATCAACGACAGCCAGGCCCATTGGCGGTTCGTCGGCAGCTGCTGGGTCTGCCCAGCCCGGCTGGCCGTGGACGTGTTTCGGGCGGTTCAGACCGTGGCCAGCCTGCGGGCTGAACTGACGGGCCGCCTGTCCTGGGACATGAACACCTTTGCCTACGTCGAGCTGCTCGACTGCCTGCCGGTGCATTGGTACCCGGGCAACCACGACGAAACGCAATTCACAAACTACCGGGGCACCGCATGACGTACCTTTGCGAACTGGCCCGGCGGCACCAGACCGACAAGGGCGGAAACCACCTGGTCTACGGCGGCGAGCCGACCGACTGCTGCCACAACTACACGCCGGCCTATGACGAACTGCTGTCGCCGCGGCGGAATCTGGTCCAGCGGGTGCTGGAAATCGGCGTCAACCGCGGCTGTAGCCTGCGGATGTGGGCCGAGTATTTTCCGGCTGCGGAAGTGATCGGGTTCGATCTGGACCCGCGAACCCTGTTTGCCGATGGCCGGATTCGTTGCTGCCAGGCTGACCAGGCCTCGCCCATGTCGCTGCTGGACGCGGTCAGCCGGGCCGGCGGCGGCCCGTTTGATCTGATCGTGGACGACGGCAGCCACCAGTGGCAGCACCAGGTCACGACCGCTGCCACGCTGTTGGGCTTGGTGGCCCCCGGCGGCGTCTACGTCGTCGAAGACCTGGCGATCGACTGCCAGCCAGAGCTGGTCGCCGATCGTGTCACGCTGCCGCCCGGGATGGCGTGGCGGGCGATCCCGTGCGGATTCGGATTGGGCGAGAAAGCCCGCTGCCACCCGGCCTGCGACCGGTGCGGTGGCACGGCCGGCGAGCAGCTGCTGGTTTTTGAGTGGAGCAATCGGCTATGAAAATCGGCGTCTATGCGCTGTGCCGCAACGAAGAGAAACACGTTTTCGACTGGGCGGAATCGTGCGACGACGCCGACCTGGCGGTGGTCACCGACACCGGCAGCACCGACACGACGGTGCAGCGGCTGAAGGCTGCCGGCGCGACCGTGGCCACCGGCTACGTCTGCCCGTGGCGGTGGGATGACGCCCACAACCTGTCGCTGAACCACCTGCCGCCCGACGTTGACGTGGCGATCCGGTTGGATTTGGACGAGCGGCTGCAACCCGGCTGGCGGGAGGCGATCGAACGGGCCTGGGTCGACGGCACCAACAACCTGCGGTATCGGTACGTCTGGAGCTGGAAGGATCACCCCGGCGGTCAGACCGGCCTGACGTTCCACGCTGACCGGGTCCACGGCCGCCACGGGTTTCGATGGGCCGGGGCCACTCACGAAGGCCTGGTGTGTTGGCAGGGCGACCGGCGAATCAAGATCGCCGACGGTCTCGAAATCTGGCACTACCGGGACCAAGGCAAGCGGCACACGACCGACCTGGCCCTGCTACGAACGGCGGTGGCCGAGGCTCCGCACGATGCCAGGATGCGGTGGTATCTGGCCCGCGAATGCGACTACGCCGGCCTGCCCGAGGCGGCCGCCCAGTTCGCGGCCTACCTGAAGCTGTCCGGCGGGACGGCAACCGAGCGGGCCTACGCCCTGCGGGTGCTGGCCCGGCTTACTGGTGACGAGGCCCACCTGCACAAGGCGGCCAAAGAGGCCCCGTGGGAGCCTGACGCCTGGGAGGGCCTGGCCAAAATCCGAAATGCCCAGGAAGACTGGCGAGAGGCCTACGCCTTCGCCCGGGTGGCCGTCGAGGCGGCCGGCGAGCCGACACACGCCACCGATCCCAACTGCAAACTGCGGTGCCTGGATTTGGCGGCGGTGGCCGCCTGGAAACTTGGCCAGCAACCAGAGGCCCTGCGGATGGCCGAGCAGGCTGCGGCACAATGCCCAGACAACCCGCGGCTGGCTGAAAAGGCTGCCGGGATGCGTCGCCTGCTAGAGGTGCAAAAGTGAGCACTGGCCGAGAAATCGCCGACGCCTTGGCCGAATCGCTGAACCTATACACGTTCACCGAACTGGTGCCGGCGGTCTACCGCCAGAACTGGCCGACATTCGAGATTGAAGACATGGCCGACCCGGTGATCGCCGTGATGCCGGCCGGCTTTGAGACGTCGATGAGCGGCCGCGGCCCGTCAGGCGGGACGATCACCTGGCAATACGACTACGAAATGGCAGTGTTCGTCGGCCGCCACACGCCGACCGACGCCCTGGCTGACGGGATGGTGGACCTGGCCGAAGAGGTGGTGGACGCAATTCGGCAGCATCAATGGGACGCCGCGGTGGCGTGGCCCACAAGCGTGACCAGCCCGATGCTGGCCACCATTGAGATCAACCCCGACGACGCCCTGCAAGACCGCAACGTGTGGCGGGCCGTTATCACCGCGACCTATCGGGTGTTCCGATGATCGCAAAGATGGCGGTTCGGTACGCGAATGAAGCGCGCAGGGTCAAGCAGGCCTACGACAAGGGCCTGAAAAAGTCGCTGGACCGAGCCGGCACGATTACCCGCCGCAACGCCCAGCGGCAGTTTTCCAGCCGCAAGAAAAAAACCCGCCCAGAGTTTCACCGGGTTGGCGTGCGGGATGGAACGCCGATGGTTTCCGCGTCGTTTCGCCCTTCAATTGCTGGCAAAATCACAAGCTGGAAAACTAGCAGAAATGCCAATGGTTTTTTGCGTTCTGCTATTAGATATGCCAAAGACATGAAGCGCGAGACAGTTGTAATTGGCCCAACTGACGCCGCGGTGCACGTCAATCAATTGCAAGAGTTTGGCGGGTCAGCAGGGCAAGAATTTCGGCTGATCTCTCAAACGCCACTGTCTGAATTCCAGGGCCGCCGGGTCGGATCACTTGGTGTTGGCGAGCGAGACGCCAGAGGCAGGTTTGGCGCTTTTGAGGCGTTGATTGGGGTTTGGGTCGACCGCCGCAGCAAGCGGCGAGGCCCGGCCGTTCGCCGCCGCAGCGTCAAGGTGCCCGCCGGCCGGTTCATGGGCAAGGGCCTGGAAAAAACCATCCCGGTCCTGCCGCAGCAGTTCAAGGGCTTGGTTCAAGGCCCCTAGCCAGACCCCCTGCGGTTCAGGCGGCCAGAAATCTACCTTGCAAATGCCCCCAGGAGCATTTCACAGATGGCAGTTACCCTCGGCAAGGACACGACGGTGACGGGCGTTTCAAACGTCCGCAGCGTGACCGTCGACGCTTCCGGCAATGAAATCGACATCACAAAACTTGGTGACACGGTTCGCAAATTCCGAACGTCTCACGTTGAGCTGACCTGCGAAGTCGAATGCGTTGACGATCCCGGCGTCAATGTCGGCGACACGTTCACACTGAGCGGCCCGCAAATCGGCGCAAGCAAAACGTTTGTCGTCACCAGCGTTGTCGAAAATCAGCCGCTTGACGACATCATCACCTTTACCGTTTCAGCGTCCAACACCGAATCCGCCTAGCGATTAGGAGCAGCAACCATGGCAGTTACCCTCGGCAAGGCCGGCACCGGCGCGCCATCGTTTGGCGACAACGTGATTTCGGCAACGCTAACCGAAGAAGCGCCAGCAATCGACATCACCAGCCGGTCGACCGATAGCAGCGGCAACCCGGCCTATCGCGAGTTCAAAACCGGGATCAAGGCCGAAAACTGGGAAATCGAATGCTATGACCCGACCGGACTAACGACCGAGCTGGAGGCGCAACTGGCAGACAGCACGTTCGGCGTGGTAAGCGTGTCCGAAAACATCACGATTGACGGCCCAAACACTTACACGGTCACGATCCGCAAGGGGTGAGTCGTGGCAGTTTTGCTGGGCAAGACCGCGACGGTGAGCTGTGGCGGCGTGTCGGCAGGTAGCCGCAGCGTGACGGTGGAAGAAACAGCCGACGAGTTGGAATTTCAGCCGTTTGGCGTTCGGGATAAGTACGTCTACACGACTGGATGGACGGTCAGCGTGCAGGCTGAGTTTATCGACGACGCGGCCACTGCGTTGATAAACCAGCTCCAAGCCGGTTCCGAGGCGACGGTGACGATCACGCCGGGCGGCTGGTCGTTTGTCGGCAACGTCACGTCCATTTCGCAGTCGGTTCCGTTGGATGGTGTGACCAGTTGGACGGTCACTATCAAAAAGACCTATCCAGGCTTGAGGTGATTGGTGCGAGAAATCAGAGACGACGAAGGCCGGCCGTGGCGGATCACGCTAAACGTCAGCGCGCTGATGCGGATTCGGGACAGCGTGACCTATGAGGCCGAGGTCGAAAACGAAGACGGCACGAAAACGAAACATACCGGGCCGCTAGACCTGGCTGACATCGGCAGCATCGACAAGACGCTGACGGTTCTGAAACTTCAATACACCAAGCTTGGCGAGATTCTTTGGGCGATCCTTGAACCGCAGGCGACCGAAAAAAACATCAGCCGCGACAGTTTTTTGGACGGCCTAAGAGGCGATGCCCTTGAAGAGGCAGCCAAGGCGATGGAGGCCGAGCTGATCGATTTTTTCCCCAAGCGCCACCGTCAAATGGTCCAGCTGATGGCCGAAAAGTACGACGAACTGACGGTGGCGATGGTGGAGCACGCCGAACAACAGATGGCGGCCGTAAACGTCGACGGCGCACTGTCTGGGATGCCATCTGGGAGGCAGCCGGAATCATCGGATGCCACCCAGGCCAATGGACGTTCCGCCAACTCTGCCAAGCGCGCGACGCGAGGCTTGAAGCGGACTGGTGGCACACTTCAAACATCCTCGCACTGACCTACAACCTGAACCGCGGAAAAAACAAGCCGGCAAAATCTCCCTACGACTTTCACCCGTTCGCCAAAAAGCCGCCGGCCCGGCAGGCGACCCAGGCGGACCTAGACAGACTGTTTGGCAAACAAAATGGCGGGCGCACAGGGAGTTAGAGCAGGCCGGGCGTTCGTCGAGATCGGTGCCGACCCGAGGCGATTGTTTGCCGCGATCAAAGGCCTACAGCGAGAGTTTCGCAAAATAGGCCAGGCGGCAACACAGTTGGGCGCACGAATCAGCGCCATCGGTGCGTCGTTCAGTGTGCCGATAGGTTTGGCCGTGCGTCAGTTTGCGTCGTTCGACGACGCGATTCGGGCCACGTCGGCAGTTTCCGGGGCAACGGGCAACGCCTTGGAAATGTTGTCTGACACTGCCCGAGAGCTTGGTCGCACAACAAGTTTCACGGCGGTGCAAGTTGCCAATTTGATGACAGAGCTTGGGCGGGCCGGATTCTCGCCACGGCAAATCAACGAAATGACTGGTGCCGTGCTGAATCTAGCGCGAGCCACCGGCACCGATGCGTCGATGGCGGCCGGAATCATGGCGGCCACGTTGAGGCAATTTGCCCTAGAGGCAGGCGATGCTGCCCGCGTGTCCAACGTTTTGACGAAGGCGGCAAATGCGACATTTAACACGGTCGAAGGCCTGGGCGAATCGCTGAAGTATGCCGGACCAGTCGCCAAAGATTTGGGAATGTCGCTTGAAGACACGGTGGCAGTGCTGGGCGTTCTCGGCAACGTCGGCATTCAGGGCAGCAACGCCGGCACGGCCCTGCGGCGGCTGTCTGTGATTGCGGCGGCCAGTGGCGACCAGCTGCAAGAACTTTTTGGCGTATCAAATACGGACGCTGCCGGGAATCTGCGGCCACTGGTTGACATACTCGACGACATCAACACCGCCACGGCAAATATGCCGGTGGCGGAGCGAACGGCGCGAATGTCAAAGGCGTTTGGTCTGCTGGGCATTACCAGCGCCAACGTCTTGTCAAACACCGCCGGCGGCGTTCGTGGTTTGGCCAAAGAACTGCAAAACGCCGACGGCGTAGCAGCTGCTACAGCCCAGCAAATGGACGCTGGGCTGGGCGGCGCGTTTCGCATCGCCCTGTCTGCAATCGAAGGCGTCGGGCTTGCCCTGGCCGAATCATTGGCCCCGGGCCTGCAATCAATCACGCAAATCGTCACTGGCGTGGCTGGCGGACTGACGCGACTGATTGAGGCAAACCAAGGTCTGGTCGCCAAAGTCGGAGCCGGCCTAGCCGCGTTCACGGCGTTTGGCGTCGTGCTGACCGGCGTTGGCGTGTCGCTGCAAGTTGCGGCGTTTGGCATGGGTGGCGTCGCAAAGGCGCTGAATCTTGTGATTGGACCGATCAAGGCTGTCGCAACTGCCGCCTACGCCATCGTTGTCGGATTCGCAAAGGCGACGATTGCCGCGGTGGCCTACGCCGCCCAGTCGATCGCCGCCGCCACGGCCACAGCGGCCGCCTGGGCGGTGGCAAACGCCCCGCTGATTGCCATTGGTGCTGCCATCGCCGCCGCGGCCGCGTTGGCCGTGCAGGCCGCCGGCGGGTTCGCGAAGCTGGGCCAGCAAATGCAATCAGCGTTCAGCGGCTTGGGCGAAATGGCCAGCGGAGCCGGCAACGCCGTTAGCCAGGCTTTTGGCACGATGCTGGCTGATGCCCGGCAGGTGTTTGGCGATTTGTACGACATCTCGGCCACGACGTTTGGCGGGATTTCCGACGCGCTGGCTGTCGGCGACATG